TCCCGCGCTTCCAGCTCGTATGTGTAGACGTATTTCCATGCATTGTCGTCGTCCTGCCATCCGGCTATATCTTCAGCTTCGTTCTTTGACAAGCTTTTCCGTATCTTCTCGAAATATGCGCGTGCCTCCTGCTCGTTCGTGCTTTCGAATTCCACATATGCGTCTACGTTCGTCGTCCGGGTAACTACATACTTTTTCATAACTTCTATTGTTTTGATTTTGTTTAACATTCTTTTTTCAATATCCCATTCTTTCCAGCTTCTCCATCACTGCCGCTTCGATAAATGCGTTACGTGACTCGTCGCCCTGTATCTTGTCGATTTTGTCGATTACCGCAAAATCTAAGTAACACGTTACAGCGGCTTTCGTCCTCTTGGCTTTCTTGCGGCCTGCGCCGGCTCGCGCTCCGCCCCTTCCGTCTTTCTTCTGTTCTTCCATTTTCGTGCAATGTTGCGGGGCTTCCCCCTTTGTTTCTGAGACAAAGATAATACACTTATTTCGATTATGCAAATTATTCAAACAAAAATAAGGCTTTTATTCGATACGAAATATTTATATCTTTGTAGAAACGTATAAATCATTCTTATAATGGCATCGAGAAGAAGCGCGTACAATGAGGATATTGCGAAAGACATTGTAAAGTTTGTGGAGCAATATGGCCTATCGGATTTCGGCGGGGCAACGATTGCAGAGCTGTGTAAGCACGTATGCATTTCGGAATCTGCGTTTTACGATTGGAGGCTGCATAAAGAGGGCCTTGCGGAGAAAATTGAAAAAGCGAAACGCAAATACCGTAACAGTCTGGAAAAGCGTATGGTGCGAGCGCTGGTGACAGCGGCGGAGGGTTACGAATGGGTAGAGCGTAAAGTGCGCAAGGACGGCGCGGGAAATGTACTGTCCATTGAGGAGAAGACGCGACACGAGGCGGTGAACGTCGGAGCGGCTATTTTCCTGCTTACGAACGTTGCGCCTGAACGCTGGCAGAACGTGACAAATCAGAATATCAAAGCGGCTATTAACGTGGAACAGATTACCGGAATGCGAATAGAATGATGCGGATAGTTATTTACACATTTGTCGGGATATTCGCGGCTATCGGGCTGGGCGGTGCGCTCGGCTGGCTGTGTTTTGCCATTGTGCGCAAAGTTCGCGGGACGAAAGAGGCGCAGCTGTTTCGCAAGTGGAAGCGACTTGAACGGCAGTACAAGGCGAAATATGGAGCTGACGTTTAACACGGCGGGCAACGCGAAGCAGAAGGAGTGCGCGCGCGCATGGGTCGACCCCTCCGTAACGGATATTGTTTACGGCGGGGCGAAGATGTGCGGCAAAACATTTCTCGGCTGTTCGTTGATTCTGGGCGATGCGCTGACCTATCCAGATACGTACTACTTCATCGCTCGGCAGAATCTTACCGACCTTGTGCGCTTCACTATCCCGTCGATACACGAAGTATTAGACGGTTGGGGGCTGAATTCATCCAAATATGTGAAATACAACGGCGCTTATCATTATTTTGACATATACAACGGTTCGCGCGTTTATTTGGTTGATGCGGCTTACAGACCTTCCGACCCGCTATTCGTCCGGTTCGGCTCGATGCAAATGACGCGCGGCTGGATTGAGGAGGCCGGAGAAATATCCAAAGCGGCGAAAGCCAACCTGCAAGCGTCTATCGGGAGGCGCAACAATGACCGTTATGGCCTTGCTCCGAAGCTATTACAAACATGCAATCCATCGAATAACTATCTATATTCAGACTACTACAAGCCATACAGGGACGGCACTCTGCCGGAGCACATACGGTTCATTCCAGCATTGATTACCGACAACAGAGCCGCAACGCTTGAATATGTGGAGAACCTGCGCCGAGCGCTCTCTCCATCCGAGCAGCAGCGACTCCTTTACGGACGCTGGGAGTTCGACGACGACGCGCGGCTGCTGGTAGATTACGATGCAGTGTGTGACTGCTTCACAAATGACTTTATAGAGGAGACGGGTCCGGCTTATATTGCTGCAGACCTTGCCGGGGGCGGTCGCGATACATGTGTTGTCAGTCTGTGGCGCGGCGACGTGTGTCGATTCCCGTTCACCTCCGGGAAGACATCCGGGAAAGAGATTGAGGAAGCGGTGCGTCGTGTGGCTGCAGAAGCCGGGGTGCCCCGGTCGCATATCGTAGCGGACGCCGACGGGCTCGGCTTCTTTCTCGAAAGCTACATGTCCGGCATCAAGGAATTTCGCGGCGGTGCAAAGGCAGTACACGAGAATTACGCTAACCTGAAGGCCGAATGCGCCTACAAGTTGGCCGAGAAGATAGGCAAACGGCAGTTACGCATTATTTGTGCACCGGAACAGGGTGAGCGCATCAAGCGCGAGTTGATGCAGCTCAAAGCCGCCGACCTGAACAGCGACACCCGCCGGGGACTGGTTAGCAAGGACGAAATGAAACGAGTACTGGGGCATTCACCTGACTACTTGGATGCTTTGATTATGCGGCAGTATTTCGATATTCACGACAAGGCGGAGGGAGCAGTGTTCCCCACCCTTTATATACCGAAAAAGCGTTGATAAAATGGTGACAATAGAGGATATTATCGGCAAGATTAGACAGATGCTCGACAAGGTAACGGAACGGGCCCGCACTGAACAGGATACGCGCATATATTACCTGTTCGAGTGCGATTCCGCTGAAATGATTTCCGTAAAAATAGACACGGTGCCCCGCTGGCCGGAGTCAGCCGGCGACGAAGCGACGCCCGATGCAATCGACCGTAATTTCTTCGTGTATATGGAGCCGCCGACGAATGCGACCTACACGATGCCGCGCGGCGGCGTGTGCTACAGGCAGACGCTGTTGCGCATGTACTTCTGCGCATTCCCGAACGAGGCGGCGCCGACATTCAGCAAAGGCGATACAGAGTTTTCGCAAAACGACCAGACAGGGAACTGGGGCACGGAATGGGAAAACGGCAAGGCGACCCGTGAGGATAGAGTGAGCGCCGCTTTGCTCGACGACACAGAACGGTTTCTGGTACGGCCTTTTATTCAAGAGTTGCGCCGGTCGGACATGGGCAAGCGCTATCCGGAATTGTACAACAGCATCCGGCTGGACTACTTTCCGGCGTCGCGATTCGATGCCGGGGAAGTGAGTATCCGTATCGAGTTTCCGTGGGTCGAAACATTATGTGCTAAAGATTATGCGTAAGATTGATATCAAGGGCGGGCAGTTCACTTACGCACAGCGTATCGAATTGGGCCGCATTATGGCAGGGCCGGGAGAAGAAACGGCCAAGATGATAGCCTGCATGAAATGTCTCGTGCCGGGATGGTCGTTTCTCAACATCCGCGCGTCCATAAAGTGGTGGCCGGAAGTAGTCGAGGGCCTGCACTATTGGATTCAGCGCGAGAATAAGGAACTGCACAAGTCGCCGAGCGCCGAAGAGCGGGCCGCCGGTATTGCAGACCTGCAGCGCCGGGTCGGATACATGGGCGTAGTAACAACGATAGCCAAAGAGTACGGCGTCGACCCGGATACCGTGTTATCGTGGAAATACGGAAAGGTTTTCAACCTGCTATATACGGATATGCAGCGAGCGCTCTTTCGGGAGCGGATAGAGAAGAACCGCGAAATGAAACGAAAACAGAAGCGGAAATGACGGCCCGCGAAAGTATCGAGAACGCTATGCGCATCGGGCTGGAGAAGCTCCGGGCGGATATTATTCAAGCGTCGGAGGATGCCGGGCAACGTGCGACGGGCCGCACATATTCGCGGATAACGACAGATGAGGCATGGGAGGGCGAGACGCTGACGGGAGAGGTCACAGGGCCGGACTATTTCCATACGTTGCTCGTCGGACGCGGCCCCGGCAAGGTTCCGGCCGGATTCGTTACCATCATCGAAGATTGGGCAAGGGCGAAAGGAATTGTTTTTCAGAGTGCACAGGATGCCCGACGTTTTGCCTATGCGACGGCTCGAAAGATACGGGAAGAAGGTACTCGCATGTTCCGCAATGCGCAATACATTGACTTAGTCGACGAGCCCGCAAAAACGTTCGAGACATGGCTTTCCCAACAATTAGATGACCTAATGGACAACATGATATCGGAAATTATGGTACCAACAGGAAAACAGGGTGAATATAAACACGAGAGGCGATAATGGCGTACACACTGAAAAAACCGAAACCTATAAACTCGGCATACGAAGATACGGAAATAGTCGTGCAGACGGATAAGGGGCTATACGATTGGGCAAAAGAAAATCAAGACACGACAGGGTCAGATGTAAATTTACTGCCTGCGGGCCAATCGGAGGCGACCGTGGAGATGAAGCCCAACATGGGCAGCGCGAGGAGCAACGAAATAATGCAGTTCGTCGCGCCGACACTTATCTTTCAGATAAACAGCAAATCGTATTTCGCATTGGGGAAAAGCGCTGTCGTGCCGTTTGTCGCCGGGAAAACATATACACTGAGCATTGAAAGTCTGAATATATCATATTCAAACGAAAAATATTACAGCACGCCCGGCGGCTGGCTGGAGATGATAATCGAGCAGCTCCCCCCCGACAAACAACTGCAAATTGCGAGCGGGGCCACCCCTACGTATCCTCTCGACGCATATATACAGCGCGTCAAAATTCCCGTCAACCAGCTGGCCGGCACTGCTGGGGGAACGATGCAGGCCCCCGCAACCGCCACATTTACAGTATACGACCCGCCGGCGGGGACTTCGCTGGCCGGCTCCGGGCTGCAAATTTGGTTTAATCCTCGAAATGTGCTGGGCCTGCCGAGCTTGACTGATGTGTATTTCAGCAAATTGCCAATTGCTCTTAGCCCTGCATTGATTGGGAAAGGATATATGATGTTCGAGGTCGTATTGTATTGGGGCAGTGGTTCGCGCGAATTATTCTGGTTGACGGTCGGGGAAGATACATATATAGCATCTTGCAATCAATCTGCAAGTAATAAAATTATCGGCTTTAACAATGAAGAATATGCAGTGCCCATTCCCCCAAATAGGCTGTTGCATATTGTCATACGATGCAAGCGCACATCATCCGGACTTTTATATCAATTCGTAATAAACGGCCAAGTGTTCAACAATCAAACGTTAGCTATACAGAGTTCGGTTATGAACAATATCAACGGATTGCTGCTTTCGGGCAATAACACTACTAATGACACATATGTTTACTCTGTCCGTCTGTACAATACGTCATGGTCGACGCAATATATCGTTGATAACTTGTGGAACAACGGGCGGCCGCTCGACACAATCATGCCGCAGTCGTTGGCAGTAACGAATTGGGGTAGCAATCAGAGAACACAATACGGCTGCTGCTTCGATTGGCAAGCATGGCAGGGATTAATTAATGCTAATGCGACCACCAAATTTCTTTCGCGCATAGGGTCAGAGAATAGCTATTTAAAAATAAATAATTCTGTGCAAGGCTCTTATTGGCCGAATAGCATACAGTATGGCAACGCAGAATATTATTATTTAAATACTGAATATGGCAAAAATAATATTCTGCAATCCATAACGGCTTCCCGCGTCATGTTGACGCAGACAGACGGGCCGCGCCCTTACCGTCCGAGTCCTGCCGACCTGCTCGACAGCCTTTCCCCGACGGACAGCACCCTGCCCACAATTACCGCCCTCGTAAAGCAGGCAGACGGCAGCAATAAGGCGGTCATGCTTGCGAGTGTGCCGGATGCGAACGGCGTGGTGAAGTACGACATGGGATGGATATTTCGCTCGTCGTTCTTCCACGACAGGGAGGACGACAGCGGTACGGACGCTACGTATTTGGCCGGAAGCTACACGGTGAGCGGTATCCCCGGCGAAGAGAGCGACAACGAGGAGCGTGTTTTCATGCGCCACATATCGCAGTACGGGCGCATCAGCGACATGCAGACGGAGGGGGCCGCGCTGCTTGCCTCTCCCGCATGTCTCGTGAAGTACGAGGAATTTCCGCTTAAGGTTATCGTCAATGCCAATACCACCACGGGCACGGCATGGTTTGTCACGAATGACGGCGGCCTTGCGGCGACCGGCTTCTCCGGCGTGGCCGGGGTAGATGTTGCCGACGGCATATCGTCGTTCGCCTTGATGAATTACGAGCTGCTCAATGCGGGATACTATGAGGCGCAGTACACGGTGCGGGCCGGATGCATCCCCCCGCATCCCTTTTACGTGCGCTGGGTCAATGCGCTGGGCGGTTACGACTATTGGATGTTCAAGGCATTGCCGGAATACGAGCAGGAGGTGGACGACATCGTGAACATACAAAACAGCATAGACGGGCAGTACCGAGTATGGGAGCGGGTCAGCGCTACAGGGCGGCGACGCGTTCATATCGGCGACGGCCTGCTTTCACCCGACGAGTTCGCCGCATTGCAGTTCATCCCGCGGTCGCCGCAGGTAGAGTGGTACGACCAGACTACCGGAAAATGGAATGTAATAGCATTCGACGACACGGTGACGACGGCCTGGAATACGCGTTCGGGGCTGGGCGAGGTCGAATACGTATTCACATTGCCGCCCCTTAGATTGCAGCAGTTATGAAGTGGACAATATTAACGGGGCACAGCGACGCCCTGTACGAGCTTGATTTGACAGACGATTTGTATATCAACATCAGCGCACTATCGCTGGACGACCTTACAACGAGACGCATTACCTACACGCAGGCTATATCATTGCCGAAAACGCCGAACAATATACGTGCGTTCGACTACTTCGACGGCATACGGTACGGCGACCCAAATACGCATCCGTGGCCGTGCGTGGTCCTGCTCGACGGGCAGAAGATAGTCGACTCTGAATCGCTCATCTACATCGAGTCAGTCACGCAGGACGCTATAAAGTGCCAAATCGTAAGCAGGGAAAAGGATATATTCGCCGTAATGGACGAAACGCCCATGGCGGACATAATTGCCTCGCGCGCCATCAAACATACCTCTATCGTATCGGGTATCCTCAGACTGGCCGTAAAAGACAAGAACGGCAAACAACTGTTCAGCATCAAAACGATATACCCTTTCACGCAGAACGACATAAAGCCGGGGGACGCGGACGAGGCAGAATTCAGCGGAAAGGAAGCATATAACGTCCTCCCCGCGCTGAACGTCCGGGACATTCTGACCGACATAGCGTTCTATCATGGTTGGGAAGTTGCTTACAAGAATCACGCAACCGCCGCAATGGAAAACTATTACATCCCTTGCGTCAACTTGCACGAACAATATCACTATTCGTTCTCCGGTCAGTGGAACGCCCTCGCCAAAGAAGTTAATCTTAACACGATTATATACAATACGCCGTTATCCGGCTGGGTAAACTCCAATATAGATTCTTTAGGCCGTACCGGAATTCTTAATAATGGCACTACGCCTGTCTATTACGCACTTGATACGCAAATATGTAATGTCTCGCTGGCCATAAGCTGTTCGCGAGACATTACATCGGACCAGAATCAAATAGCATACCATCAAGGTATTGCAATAGAGGCGATAGTACGGGTAACGGACAAGGACGGGGAGCCTATCCAAGAACACGTTCTGAGTGGTTATGCGCATAACTATTGGTTGCCGACAACGCCGGCCAATACGTATGTGACGCTGAAGCCTAACCGCGCATTCCGCATCAACGCCGGGGAGCAGCTCCGATTTACTGTTTACGTCATAAAAGATATGCCGATAAACGCATCCGTTACCGTAACAGCGACCGCACGCGTGAACTTCACCACAGGGGCTGACACGGAAACGAATTACGGGGGCATCACGCAGGGGGCCACGGTTAACCTGCTTGATTGCATGAACTTTGAAACGCAGGGCGATTTCGTGCGGGCCGTCATTCAGACGTTCGCCTTGCTCCCGCAGTTCGATTACACAAACAAACGAATCTACTTCACTACCTTTCAAGAAGTGCGGGACAACCTCGCGGCGGGCAATGTGGTGGATTGGTCGGACAAGCTGGTAGAGGACGGCGATGTGGAGTTCAGCTACGGGCTGGACGGCGTAGTAAATGGGACGAACTACATCAACTTTAAGAAGAACGAAAGCGACTACCAGACGGGGTGGAGTTTTCAGGCATACTCTGCATCGCTGGACAACGGCCCCGGCGAATACATGGAGCTACCTTTCGCCGCCTCCGAGAACGTAACCACCAACCCGTCATATAACGGTCTGAAGTTAGCCAATCTGCCGCTTAACGAGGTGGAAAATACCGGAAGCAGCATTGACCGCACGTATAAGGGGACGGACGATAAGTTTCTGCTGTATATACTGCCGACAATGACGATAAACAGCATTATAAAGAGCGGCAGTAAAGAGATATCCAGAACGCTATATGCCGGTCGGTTCCAGACTACGCCTATCGAGGAAAGCTTTTCGGCGCTCACGTCCGCCATGATGAACCCAGTAAAGCTACGGGCGCAGTTTCTGCTCACGCCGCTTGACATAATGACCATCGACCTTATGAAGCCTGTGCGCATCGAGCAGTACGGCGCGTTTTTCTACATATCGGCCATCGAGAACTATTCCGGCGGCATCGTCACATGCGAACTGATAAAATTATAAGATATGGCAACAGAGACACGGGAAACGATATACAAGATTAGGCTCGACGCCAACGAAGCGATACAGCAGGCGTCTGTTCTGGCGGCCCGTATGGAAGACATACGCGGCAAGATGAAAGCGGAAGCACAGCAGAATGGCAAATCGTCCGTCGCTTACCAGCAGTTGGCGGCACAACTCAAGGTGTTGTCTGCGCAGTACAATGCTTATATGAAGTATGCGAGCAATTCGATAAAGCTGACCGGACAGGAACAGGCCTCGCTCAATGCGTTGCGTACCGAATTGTCGCTGGTGACGCAGCAGTACGACGCTTTGGGCGATGCAGAAGAAAACGCCGCCCGGAAGCAGGCATTGGGGAACAAAATAGTAGCCTTAACAAAAACGCTGAATGAGCAGGAACAGGCACTGGGCAATTACCGGCGGAACGTCGGCAACTATAAAGGAGCCTTTAACGGGCTGAACGTAGAGATGCAATACCTTGTTCGGGAACTTCCGTCGCTCAGTATGGGATTCAATCAATTTTTCCTCGCCATATCGAACAATCTGCCTATGTTCGTGGATAAGGTGAAGCAGGCGAAACAGAGTGTCGAGGAGCTGAAAGCATCCGGGCAGTCGGTGCCATCGGTGGGAAAACAGATTGCCAAATCCCTGATATCATGGAACTCGCTGCTGGTTGTCGGCATTACGCTGCTATCCGCATACGGCAAAGACATTATCAATTGGGCAAAGTCCCTTATTACCGGAAGCGACGCCGCCCGGACAGCGGCGGAGGCGACGATGGAATTCAACGAAGCACTCGACACGAAGTCATTAGGGGCAGACATAGCAAAGTTTACAATGCTGGCGGATGCTTACAGCCGCATCAATGATGAAGCGGGCAAAGTAGAATTTCTCGAAAGACACAACGACGAACTGCACAGTATGGGTTTGGCGCTGGACAACATCAACGAAGCCAATGATTTATTCTTGGATAAAAAGGACGAATACCTACAATACCTGCGTCTGCGTGCCACGCTCAAGGCCGCGGAAAGTGTATTGTCCGAGCAGATGGCTGAAGGAATAAAAAAGCAGGTAGAAGCTGAAAGCAAGCTGGCGAAAGCCCAGGAAGCAGAAGCGAAAATGAATGAATTACTCGAAGCTCCCATAAACTCGAGAGGCAACTGGACACAAATAGGCTACCAATTTGTGAAATATGAAAAGTTAATGGGCGATTACACCCGGAAAGCCAGGAAAGCAAACGAAGACTTGAGCAAAGAAACATTCGCCCCATACCTGAGTGCGATACAAGATACATCGGCCAAGATGAAGGAGGTAATGGATGAATTGTCTTTTGCATTCGACGATGCAACTTCCGGTGCCGGGGACGCCACCCAAAAAGTAGAGGACTACACGAGTAGCCTGGCCGCACTGACCGACCAGATGATACAAACAATCAATTCGGGCAACAGAGAGGGCGAAATAATACTTCTTACCCGGCAGTACGGGCAGGCTATCGACGAGCTCGAAGAAATGGAGAAAAAGGCCGCCGAAATCGATTTCAGTGGTATGTCTGCGGAAGAAGCGGCAAAAGCAAAGGCGACATACGAGGAGTTCGCCGCAAATATCCTTATGTACCGTGACCGGCTGGCGGACAACCTCGCCGCGGGCATTGCTGAAATAAACCAGAAATACGACCGGGCCGAGTTTGAAGTGACGGCGGCCTTGTACCGGCGGCGCATTCTGGAGGCCCGGGACAACGCCTCCGAACGGCTGAGAATTGAATTGCAGCTGCTCGAAGAAGAAAAAGAGCTGCTCGAAAGGCACGAACAGGACACGATAGAAGTAGAGGAAAGGATAGCCCAGAAACGCGATGAAATATACCGGACGGAACTAAAAGCATTACGCGACTACTACAAGAAAGCCGCCGGAATCGCCGAGGACGGAAGTCTGGCCCAAATGCAGGCAATTCTGCAGGGCCTGAACGCCGAAATCAAAATGCGTAAGGAGAATGGCGAGGACACGTGGCAGTTAGAGCAGGAGCGCGCCCAAAAGTGGCACGATTTCAGCCGCCTTCTGTTCATGGCCGGATATGAAGAGGATGATACGAATTTTGTAACCCGGTTCAAATCCCGCAAGAAGATGCTGGAAGGTCTGCGCAAATGGTGGGCGAAAACGCCGGAGGAAGAAAAGAAAATACAGGAGGAAGAAAATGAAAATCTTGAAGAGTACTTTAACAATATAGCCAAACGTATCGACCTTTTTGGCAGCGCAATTGGCGGCATTTTCGACGGTATCGCCTCTCTTACCTCTGCCCGCGTCGAACGGCAGGTGCAGGAGCTGGAATCGTTTTACGAAAAGGCGAACGCCAACCTTGAGGGAATGTACGAGCGCGGCGCATTCACCGAGGCAGAATACCAGGCTGAAAGTGCACAGTTGGAGAAGGAAAAGGCCGAGGCGATTGCGCAGGCCCGGAAAAAGGAAGCGGCAGCGGAACGGGCGTCGGCCATATACTCCATCGTGCTCGACACGGCAAAGGGTATTATGAATATCTGGTCAATATGGGCAGGATTCCCCGCAACTGCCGGAATCCTCACCGGCCTCCTTACCGCCACGGCAGCCCTGCAAACCGCCGCCGTCCTTTCCGAGCCGCTGCCTACAGCCGCCCGCGGACGGTACATTACCGGCAAATCCCATACCGCCGGGGGCGAGATTATCGAAGCCGAGGGCGGCGAAGTCATCATCAACAAGCGCTCGACGGCAATGTTTCTGCCCCTGCTCTCCGCCATTAACGAAGCCGGGGGCGGCGTCCCCTTTGCCGCCGCAGGATACGACGGCGGCTATGTGGCCCGGCACAGCGGCGGCGCATCTTATGCCGACATAGTCAAAGACATAGCAGACGCCATGCAAGAGGTGCAGATTGTGGCGACGATTCAAGACATAAAGAGGCAAGAGGCAAACTACGTGCGCATACAGTCGAACGGTAAGATATAAGTTTTACTTATAGTTTCGTTGAAAATTATTATATTTGCATATATGATAAGGATTGACATACGAGGCGTTATCGCCCCGGAGGGATACGGGCCGCCGGAAATGCCGATATGTTCGGCGGACATGGTGCGGGAGGCGCTAGACCGCAGCGACGACCCGGAGGTCATGCTCGACATAGACAGCGACGGCGGCAGCGTAGACGAGGGATTCAAGATTTACGACCTGTTGCGCACGAGCGGGCGCAACCTGTACGCCAACATACGCGGTGCCTGTCATTCTATGGCTGTAACTATTCTGCTCGCCGCACCCAAAGAGCACAGGACGGCGAACAAGAACGTGCGGGCCTTGATACATCATGTATCGACGGACATTTTCGGCACGGTAACATCCAGGAGCTGCACGGCGCTTGCGGAGGCTTTGGCAATGGAGGAGGAGGCGATATTGGACGTGTACGAAGAGCGGACGGGGACTGACCGAGAGCGGCTGCGGGCCGTCATGCACGAGGAGCGCGTGCACACTGCCGCGTCGCTGCTGGAATTGGGATTCATAAGCAGCATAAACAGTTACAATACCAACCAATTATATAATTCTATCATGGCAGAAACCAAACAGTCGGCGTATGCGTCATTCATGGAACGCATGGCCAATTACTTCAAGAAGCACGAGATTTTCAACTTCGACTACAAGGACGCCGAGGGGAATGTGGTGTTTTCGACCTCTTCCACGGAGGACGACCTCAAAGTAGGCGACAAAGTACAGGTGACCGCGGGCGACACGGAGGGCGAGTTCGTACTCAGCGACGGCCGCAAGGTCACGATTGAGGACGGCGTCGTTATGGCTATCGAAACGCCGAACGAGCCGGGCATCGGCGGCCTCGAAGAGCGCGTGCATGAGCTGGAAGAGATGCTCGAAGAAGCCCGCCGGGTTATCGACGAACAGGAGGCGGAGCTGCGCCGGTTGCGCGGCAGCAAGGAGATACCCCCGACCCGCACGAACTATGTGCCGACCTGCAAGGTCACCCCGACTAACACGGCGGCGGACATCATCGCCGATGCACGCGAAAAGCAGAAGAAAGCCGCAGACGGCGCAAAAGTAAAGTAACAACCTAATAATAAACCTATTAACATATATTAAGATATGGCAGCAGGAGGTTTTCTCGATATGTCGAAGTTTACCTTTGAGGGTAAACTTATCGACGCAATAAGCCAAATGATATTCGAGGACACGGTAGGTGCTCCCGATTTCAACAGGTTCCACACGGTATACCCCGGCATCGTAACCAATACCGAGGTAGGATTCATCGGCGAGGGCAGCCTCGTCGGGGTGCCGGACACCGGCTGTAACTCCCAAAAGCAGACGTGGAGCATCAATACCCGCAAACTGGAATGGTCCCCGAAAACGTGGGAAATATATCTCCAGCAGTGTTATACAGACTTGCAAAACGCCGCAACTATATATTCGCTGCATACCGGCGTTCGGATTCCCGACTTCACCGACACGGACTATATGAACATCGTGCTCGAAGTACTTCGTAAATCGGTGCGCGATTTCATGTGGCGCAGTACGTGGTTCGGCGATACGGCAGCCGCCAGCGCAACTACCGGAGCCGTTACTGCAGGCGTGGACGTGAAGTATTTCAACCTGCTCGACGGTTTCTGGAAGCAGGCCATTACGCAGGCGACGTCCAACACCGAACAGCGCGTGACTATTTCCGAAAATGCCGGCGAAAGCTATGCGGCACAGGAACTCGGCGAGGACTTCGACGCATTCAAGATTCTGCGGGGCCTCGTGTTTGGCGCTCCTATCGGACTGCGCGGGCGCGAGGACGGCGTAATTCTCACCACGCAAAACTTCTACGACGCCTACAACATGCAGCTTACGAACGGCGTGCCTAACTACACCTCGCGCGACATCATGGACGGCGTCGGTTCCGAACTCCGGTTCAACGACATCCCCGTTATCGCCATGCCGCAGTGGGATAAGACGATACGCGCATACTTCGACAACGGCACGAAGTACGATAACCCCACCCGCGCAATTTACACTTCGCGTGCGGTGCTGGGCGTGGGCGTCGATTCCTACGACAGTTTCGACAACACGGAGGTGTGGTACAACAAGGAGGACAAGGTGGTGAACATGCGCATGATGGGCCGCCTCGACGCCAAGCTGACCAATCCCGATTTGTTCATGATTGCAATATAAATAGTGCTATGGCTTTAGATTGTTCAAAAATAAGTGTCGGTTTCACGAATGCCGACTGCGAGGCAACGGCGATTTCGGGTACTTCATCGCGCGTCATCCTCATAAGCTATTCGGACATCAACCGCGGCGCATCGACCGTGGAAAACAACATCATTTCCGACCTGAGTCTGAAGACGGGGGCAAAGGCATACGAGGTTGACTCGTTGCCGGATGCTACGATAGGTACCGACGAAATCAACGCCGGTACCTACACCAACAGCCACACCCACAGCGTGCAGGTGCGCATCTTCAAGAAATCGGAGGCGGCAAAGAAGTTCATTAACGGGCTGACGAATGCACTTATCATAGCTATCGTCGAAAATAAAGACCGTGGCGAGGCAGGGGATACGAAGTACGAAGTGTACGGATGGGAGTCCGGACTGAGCATTTCTGCGCTTACCGCCTCGACCGAAGTAACCGACGGCGTGGCCTACGACGTGACCCTCTCCACCAACGACAGCGGGCGGGAAAACTCCCTGCCCAAATCGTTCTTCAAAACGAGCGAAGACGCGACGGACGCAGCCATCGAATCGCTGCTGAGCTCCGCCACCAAGTAACATCAACCTATTTTTACGGCATCCGGGCACGGGTTTTCTATCGTCCATTTTCCATAACTTTTTCCCGTGCCCCGGAGGGCCGAAACAGTCATGAATGCCGAAGATATAACACGCTTGGAAGCATATCAATATGCCTACCAGAGCAAAAGCACCGAAGCGAAAAACAGGTATATCCGCGAGCTGGACACCAACAGCGCCGCCCGCACCGAAATACAGTATTTGGCGGCAGTGTTTCTCGACCTGAAACTGCGAGGGTGCATATACTGTTATATAGAGGCGCACATCAAACTGCTGAAAATTCAAACTACGGAAGCAATGACAACGGAATATGATGTATACCCCGGCACGTACAAACTCGACCCGGTGAACCTCGAAATAGATTGGGTACTTACCCCGGCAAGTCTGCGGGCCAAAGGCGAAGAAATCGCCCTGCGGCATTTGGCAAACAACCCGGACGTGCGGAAACATTTCAGCAAGCTCCCCGACGACGTGGACGCCCGAATCGAGGCATACCGTAAAAGGATGCAGGAACAGGCTGCCGAATCGGACCCCGAAACCCCGGAAGCGGCTACCGAACCCGAAACTCCGGTATCGAAGAAAAAGCGCGTGAAAAAATAAGCCGATATGATAGCGTCGCAGATAAAGACGAAGCAGCAGTTCAGAACGTACGATTGGTTGCAATGCCACATCCTCACCTACGGCGAGGACAATGATTTCCCGCAGCTCGTTTCTGAATTGGTGACGGCATCCAAGACGGCCAGCTCGTGTCTGGATATTTACGCGGATTTCGTGAACGGTGCATGTTTCAGAGACAGCGCCGCAAACGAAATGTACGTAAACGACAAAGATACGGGCAGTATGTTCTTGCGGCGCATCGTCGAAGACTACACCAAATACAACGGTTTCGCCGTGCATGTTAATTATACGGAGGATTACCGCATAAAGGATATGCACGTCGTACCGTTTGAGTTTTGCAGGCTGGGCACTGGCGAAAACGACGATATAACGCATATCGCAGTACACACGGATTGGGGACGCCGGACGTCCCGAAACCGGCTGCGCTGGAAACCATCCGACATCATCCGCTACAACCTTTTCAACCCCTCGCCGGACGTGGTACGCGCCGAAGTGGACGATGCCGGAGGCTGGGAGGCATATCGGGGGCAAGTGTATTATTTCTGCGGCTCTTCCGTCGGCGATTTGGCGTATCCAATCCCTAAATACGTGGCAGAGCTTACCGATATGCGCACGGAGGAAGGACTCGCCAATATTGCCGGACGCAACGTATGCAGTAACTTCATGCTGGCCGGTCTGCTGGTCGACATCATGGAGAGCGACCAGAACGAAGAACAGCTCCGCCGCAAACAGGAAGAGCTGGCCAAGTTCCAGGGCGACGAAAACGCCATGCAACTCTGGTACACGACGGCAAAAAACAAAGAACAAATACCGCAGTTCGTTTCCCTCTCCGGCGAAAACTACGACGCCAAATTCTCGACGACGCAGAACATCATTCCGGACAACATCGGGCAGGCATTCAAGCAACCGCCCATTCTCCGGGCAAAAGACGTTGCCGGAAATATCGGCGCAGACCTTATTACGAATGCTTACAAGTTCTACAACTCGATAACATTCCGCGACCGAAAGGCCATATCCGACACCCTCAGTTATTTGTTCGGATTCTGGTGGGAAGAGGATGCAAACTATGATTTCGAGATTACTCCGCTGGCGTACAACTCCGGCGGCTCATACATAGAGACGCACGGGGAATCCGCGGCCGCACGTGTGGTGGAGCTGATGAAAGACACGGCACTGACCGTGCAGCAGAAGCGCAGCGCACTCAATTTATTATACGGAATAAGTGAAGACGATGCACTAAAACTCGTGCCCAATGTTAGTTAATATACAAGACGTTCAAAAGGTAAGGCCCATCGCCGCTAACATGAACGCGAAAGACCGGTTAGAACCTTACCTCATGGAGGCGGAGTCTCTGCGCCTTATGGACGCAATCGGGGCGCCTCTTTACCGGTTTCTGGATGCGTACAACAACGAGGACGATACAGAATACACTCGCCCGGACGGTGTAACGGTTACGCTGACGAATGAACAGTACCACGCACTGATGTACGGCGGTTATTACACGTTGGGAAATTGCGGTGACAAATACGCCCCCGGTATTGTGTATGCCATATCGTACATCGCATACGCACGTTTTTTGGTAAACAATCCGATTAATATAACAGCATTCGGCGTACGCTACAAGGATGGCGAGTTTTCGTCACGTGTTGAAGATAACGCGATAGTAAGAGCATCGAACGACGCCCAGCGCATCGGCGAGGCATACTTGGAACAGGTCGTGGAGATGTGCGCGGCATATGATTTATTACCCTGCAAACAGTATACCGAGGCGCCCCGGCATATCGTGCGCATCGGGCAAAAAAAGCTGTAATTATGGATACACTCAATTGGATACTGTCGGCCCTTACCTGTCTGTTCGGCGGGTCGTCGTTCTATACTATTTTCCTGTACAGGCGGCAGGCTAAGCGGTTCAAGACTGCCGAGGCTTTCGAGCAGGAGGTCAAAGCAATGGAGGGCACCGTCTCCATATTGCAGGAACAGATAGAATTTTGTCAGGGCCGCATCAACAGCCTGCAAGAGCTGATAATATCCAAAGACACGTACATCGAGCAGCTATCGGGCGAAAACCACACGCTGGAAATCAAGCATTCGCGCAACAAGAGCGCCATGAACAAGGCGCACGAATGCAAGTTCTGCCCGGACACCTCGCAGTGCCCTGTATTGATTCAGAAAATAGCCAACGACGAACTGTACCTGTCCGAAATAACCGGCAGGGAACGCAAAGACACGATACGGTAGCATGGGAAAGTATTTCACGGTTGCGGAACTCTGCCGCTCGAAAACAGCCATCAGCCGGGGCATGGACAACACGCCGCCCCCGCAAGTCAAGGTAGCCCTTATCGCCCTAATCGATAATTGCCTCGACCCCATACGCGCATTATGGGGCGGCCCTGTAATTGTGAATAGCGGTTTTCGCACGCCGATGCTGAACAAAGCAGTAGGCGGGGCCGTCAATTCTCAACATATGCAGGGAGAAGCAGCAGACATTACGGTAGGTTCACCAGACAAGAATCGTAGATTGTTCAGCATGATTCAAGCAGCAGGGATTCCGTTCGACCAATTGATAGACGAAAGCAATTACGCATGGATACATGTTTCATGGAAAGCATCCGGCAACCGCGGCCAAGTACTGCACTTATAATACCATACAATATGGAAACAGACAAAATATTACATCTTCTGGCAGGCTATGCCGTGGCGCTTACGTTCGGCATCTTTTCCCCTGCAGCCGGTGCTGTCGCCGGTATACTCGCCGCATTCGGAAAGGAGTTCGTGTGGGATAAATGGATGAAGCGCGGAACATTCGAGTGGCAAGACCTGAACGTTACCCTCGTCGGCGTCCTCGTCGGCTTTATTTTGGCTTTCGTCCGGTCGGCGGTATAGTTGACCGTCCCGACAAGGAAAACGCAAAAAACGCCCGGATATGAACGCACGCACGATAATTACCGCCGCAATCTCGGCGGTACTCGTTTTCGGCATCGGCTTCCTCGTCGGGCGCTGCACCAGTCACCCCGAACAGGTCGAAATACTGCGCCGCGATACGGTGACGGTGACGGATACCATCGTCCGGGAAATCCCCGTGCCCCACACCGTCACCCGCGTACGCGTCGATACATGCTACCTGCCGGGCGTGGTCGATACCGTCCGCGTCCCGGTCGCCGTCCCCATAGAACGGAAAGAATATAGGACCCCGGAATACCGGGCCGTGGTGGAGGGATACAGGCCCGAACTCGTGGAAATGGAGGTGTACCGACAGACCCAGACGATAAGAGAGGTAACGACAAGGCATGATTCCCGATTCTCGTTCGGCATACAGGCCGGTGTGGGCATCGTCCCCACAACCGGAAAAACCGCTCCTTATATCGGTGTCGGCGTGCAATACGCCCTTTTAAAATTCTGAAAACGCTCCCTCCCGCGCTCTCCTGCTATATATTAAACACATCTAAATAAGCATATTACAGACATACTATGTACCCCGCACCAG